AAAAGTGATCACACGGTTTTTTGCAGTGATTGCATAAGGGATTCATATCGGCTCCAATTATTTAAATACATATTTATATAATAACTCAAATTAAATAAATTGTAAATAATTAAAAACAATGATATCATAAAGATAATAATATAAGAATGGAGTTTTTATGAGAATGATAACATTAAGACAAGAAAAGTTGCGTAATCGATTGGGAAAAATACGAATACATTATCCCATAGCAATATATAAATTATATAAAGAAATGGGGATTGGTATGAGCTCTTTGAGTTTCTTCTGGAATAACCAGAAGGGATTATCTGATCTGACATTAGACTGCATTGAAAAGTATATAATTAAAAAAGAAAAAGAAATTTGGTCATTACCAAAATAAGATCAAAAAAAAATAATGCTTGTGATTTATTATTAATCGTAATATTTTAAGAAAAAATTTGAAATCTTGATTTAGAGCCAGCCATAACGTTTACTTACTATACCGACTCTAAATCAAACAATAGAAAAAAGATAAATTCGTTAATAACGAATATATCAACGAATATATCAAAGAATTCCCGAAAGAATTCATGAATAATGATATATCAAAAAAAACATTTCTTCAAGTAATAAATTATAATTTAACTCCAACAGAGCTTATAATTTTAAATTATGTACTTCTTTTCAGTCTGAAAAATAACTTCAATTATGTATCTCAACTTCGTATAGCAAAATATGTGGGAAAATCAGTTCGTACCGTTCAGCGAACAATTCGAAAGCTTTATATTTTGGGAATCATTACCTACAAAAAGCAGCGTGGCTTTAATCAGTCAAATCTATATCGATTTAATAAATTGATTTTCAAATTAAAATCTTACTTTTATGGAATCTTGCCCTCTTTAAAATGGTGCAAAAAAGCATTACACAAAGCCACTAATTTCAACGATGTCGCACTATGTCTTCAAGGAAGAAGAATTATATATTCTTCATGTAAGACTATTATAGAAAGAGTGACCAAAACTTTAATATTTTCTGACCCCTTGAGTCAAAGACCATCTGGCGATGGTCACCAAGACTATAAATATACATTTATGGAAGATGGAAGAGAGAAGATTCCACAAAATAAGGAGATTGTGATGGAAAGATCGCAACCGAAGCTGTCGTCAATTGTTATCACTGTCAGCAAGGAGCTAAATTTGACATTAGCGGGACAATTAAAGTTGTTGGTACTTCCTGACAGGGCACTTGAAGAAACGTTTAAAGAATACAAACGTCGTTCATATCTTCCTCAGCCATTCTTCTGGTTTCTGCATTATGCAAAACAATGGTGCACTGATCATAATGTTCAAGTGGATTATTCTTTGTGGAATACCCTGAAAAAGCAATATAATATTCCCGATAAACCTGAATGGGTCAAAAAGCCGCAGGCCCCGAAATTAATGACTCATAAAATATTTCAAAATACCTTTACAGATGAACCAAAATCTGAGCAATATAAACAACAACAAGCAGATCTGATCGGCAAAGCCATCCAAGAAGATCCCAAAATCGCTCAAAGTGGTTTTCAAGACTTTCTTCAGCAGGCAATGCGCAATATGACAACTTAAAAGGAGTTATAATGAGATTTTATGTAATTCCCGGAGATCCGACACCTTTGCAACGAGCACGTTTAAGTTCCTTTAAAAAGGTATATGATCCCCAAAAGAACCAAAAATTATTAGCAGGGATTGCGCTCAGCGCTCAACACAATGACCAACCATTATTTGAAGGCGCTTTAAATTTAGATGTCATATTTTTTATGAAAACTCCAATAAAAAAAAGAAATCAATTAATGGGAAAACCCCATGCCACCAAAGCAGACTTAGATAATTTGATAAAATTCTGCTGCGATGTCGGAAATAATATACTCTGGCATGATGACGCACAAATATCTCAAATCAGCGCAAAAAAAATTTATGACCCCAATCCTAGGACAGAATTTACGATTATAGAGCTAAAAAATCCAAAGGTAGACCTAAAATGAGCAATCCTAGCACAAAAAAAACGAACACTAAGAAAGCAACCAGGCAACAAACCCCTTGGCTAGAGGATTATCAAGATTGTTTTACATTCCAAATGTTACCAGTAACTCAAAAATTTATAGAACGATTAGCTCAAGACTTAATTACTTGGTCGGAAGATCCGGAAAATTTGACGCTTGAAAAGTTTTACCTTAAAAAAAGAATTGCAGGCAGAACTTTTTACGATTGGGTAGATAAATACCCTTTGATGAAGGCTGCTCATCAAACAGCTAAAGAAAATATTGGAATACGAAGAGAAGAAGGTGCAATAATGCGCAAATATGATTCTGCTACTATTGCATATACTATGCCTTCATATTTAAATCGTTGGAAAGATACTGCGGAGTGGAAAGCAAAACTGAAAGCAGAATCTGAAAATGCTGCTCAACCAACTGTTATTACCAGAAAAATCTATACTCAATATCCATCATTGAAAGAAGACGATGCCAGCGATAACAAATAAAGCAAAAGAGCAAGCATTTCAAGAGGTGCTATCAAGATTGATAAATCTTATCGATCTTCATTTGGAATGGATTACAACGCATCCGGTTGATCTGTTATTGGCAGATCAAGTTCAACGGCAACTCATTAATTTGTTGATTATATTAAAACCATCTATGGATTGTGTTCGCTCAGTAATCCCTCGGGAAATATCTACTTCAAAATTGCAAAAACTAAGAACTCTTTATCAATTATTAGAGGTGACTAATGAAGTTGTTGTTATTGATGATGTATTTGAGTGCTCTAAATGTTTCAAAAGACCTGACATCAAAGACACTGACAGTAAATTTGTGGGCAGATCATCATAAAGTTACTATTATTTGTGAAGATGCCATTGTCTCAGTTGATAATGAGATTATTGCCTGTAAGTGTGGTCGAAAGCCAATTCTTATAACCCAAGATCAATCAATAATAAATTCATATTGTAAAGAATGTTTAAACCAAGCTATGCATAAAGAAGAAGATGATGACAAAGAAATATACAGCTCGAGAATTGAATCTTATAATTAAAGACATTTTATGTAATGCTTTTGAGCATATGGAAGCTTTAATTAAAGAACTTAAAAAATTAGAACAAGAAGACCCTGAAAAGACTAATCCAGGCATTCAAACTCGCATTCGAATTATGAATGCTACTATGACAGTACTCAATGATGTCATACATCCAGCGCATGCTATTGCTTACAAGTACTTTAAGGGATATGAAAATATGCTGGACTTGTACGTTAAAGGTCAAAAGATTGCATTTGAAAACAAATTGGTTCCGGAATGTTTTAATCATTGTTGTGATGCTGATGGGAAGCGTTCTTATACCAAAGCTCAAGAGTTAGCAGCAAAAGAAGCTGAAAAGAAAGAAGTAAATGCATGAATTTCATCTCGATCGCTTTATTCCTAGGGGTTATCAGATGCCTTTGGTCCAGGCGTTTGAAGAACATCGATTTAAACGATATTTAATCATATGGCCACGTCGCGCCAGGCAAGGATATTTGTGCGCTCAATTGTGTACTTGGAGCTGCTCTTGATAAGATTGGTACCTATTTTATGGTTTATCCAACATTTTCCATGGGGCGCCGTATTATGTGGGATGCAATTGATATTTCAGGACGCAAGATCTTAAATTATTATATTCCTGATGAGATTGTGCAATCTCGCAATGAAATGCAAATGCGCATTCGTTTAATTAATGGTTCTCAGATACAAATACTTGGCTCTGATGATGTTGATAAAACATTAGTGGGAACTAACTGTGCTGGAATTGTATTTTCAGAATATGCTTTACAAGATCCGAAAGCATGGCTTTATTCAATTCCTATTTTGAAGGCTTCGAATGGATGGGCATTATTTATAAGTACACCGCGTGGCAAGAATAATTTCTGGGAATTATACAATGTTGCTTTACACAATAAAGATTGGTTTTGTCAGAAATTAACTATTGAAGAGACGCAGCATATTTCTATTCAAGACATTGAAAAAGACATTCAAGATGGCCAAATGTCTCGTGAACTTTCACTTCAAGAATATTGGTGTTCTTTTGATGCTATGGGTGTTAGTGGCTCTTATTATGGCAAATATATTGATGAAATGATACAACAAGGTCGTATCTGCAAAGTTTTATGGGATCCATATATTCCAGTTCATACCGCTATTGATATTGGATTTAATGATCCGACCGTTATAATATTTTGGCAATATTATCAAAATCAAATTCGTATTATAGATTTTTATCAAAACAATAAGCAGGGATTGGAGCATTATGCAAAAATTATACTTAGCAAGCCTTACTCTTACGGCAAGCATCTTGGGCCATTTGATATTGCCGTACATGATTTATCAACTGGGGTATCGCGGTGGCGCATGATGCATGAGCTGGGTATCACATTTGTGCGTTATACTGATGGTGCTCCACGCATTGAAGATGGTATTGAACAAGTGCGTCGTTGCCTTCCTAAATTTTGGATTGATGAAACAATTGGTCAGCCTATCATTAGAGCATTAGAAAATTATAAAGAAAGCTCTAATGAGAAATTACAATCATTTAAAGGCAAACCAGTTCATGATCAGTTCTCTCATATTGCTGATGCTATTCGCTATTTGTGTGTTGGATTGTCTAAGGTGGCCACTAACGCTGATCCCTCACAATTAGAAAAGCGCTATAATGAAGCTTATTATGGAAAAGATCAATCAAATATGCCTGCAGTTTTTAGAGATGATTTACCGGTGTACTAAAATAGTGTAAAATGAAATTAGGTGAATTGTAAAACGGTTATATATCTTAACTTTAAAGATTAAATATGAAAAAAATTCCTACACTATTTGTTAGAAATATTGAAAATATGAAGCTTGTTACTTCTCAGATAAATCCAGAAGCTGAATGGATGCTGGAAGGAGGAGCTGTTGCAACTTTAAAAAAAGATGGAACTAATATTTGCGTTACTGTTTTGGATGGTAAATGTATCAAGGTTGAAAAAAGAAGAAATCCTACAAGAGAAGAAAAAGCTTTAGGGCAAGAACCTGGATATGTTGATACTGATAGAAATGATCCGCAAGATCAATATATAATTGCTGCGGTTGATGCTACTACTTTTGACAAATGGCCTAATGGAAAATGGTCATGTGAAGCATTGGGGCCTAAAATACAGGGCGGAATAGAATCTAAAACTCCTGCATTATATCCATTTGAGTTTGCTCCTGAAATAATTAATGAAGATATTAAAATTGATTTTGACTCAATAAAACAATATTTAACTCATCATGTTATTGAAGGTATTGTTTGGTATAAAAAAACAGCAGAAGGTATTAAATTTGCAAAAATTAAAAGAAGAGATTTTGGATTAAAATGGCCGCTTAATTAAATACGCTCCTGAAAATAAAAAATTTCTAGGAGAATAATTTGCTCAAAAAAGAATATAAAAAATTACATAAAGAATTAAAAAAATTGACTCAATGTTTTGAATCGATCTATGATATTTTGGATGCAATATTACTTAATCCTTCAATGGATCTTACTATTTCAATAAGAAATGAATCATTTGTTTTTTTTCCGCCAACTACTCAGCAAGAATTTGAGTCATTGATGATATTGCGTGATAAATTTATTAAATTACTTTTAACTGAGCAAATTCATACCTATATTAATAGCGCAACTGATCAAGTAATTATAGAAGAACAGTTCAAAGATATTTTTGCTTTAGTACAAGTAGAAGATCCAAAGATGTTTCAAGTTAAGAAAAAATACAAAGTGAATATTTCTGACGTTGATACTTCTGTTGCATCAAAAGCCTTAAATTTTGATAGTTTTTATGTGCAAAATGATTTGAAAGGAGAACATGTTAAACCGATTTAAAGCATATTTGCAAACATTAAAAGTATTTAATGCTGATGGTATATTTGTTCAACAGCAAAATATAATGCAAGACAGCGTAAGGCACAAACAACCGTTTTCTTCTGAACAACTGTGTACTATGGCTCCTCATGATTTTGATTGTCCTATCATTGGATGTACTAAAAATCCTTGTTTTGAGCGCCAACCTGACAAAATTGTTTGCCAAACTATTGCTTCAATTGAAGATGTTCGCCAAGGTCAAATCAAAAGATACAAAATGCGCAGGAAGAAAAAATATAAACTTACTCGTGAATCTGAAGAAGAATGAGTTTGCTTTAATAATTAACAAATCCTAATATGACGGTGGATAATCAATCGCTAAATTAGGAGATATCTTATGCCATTATTTCCCATGTTGGGACCGGCCTATTATGATCAACCAGAAGGTGCAAAATCTATTATTGCACGCATGGAAGCTTTTTATGCAGAATCTATTACTATTAATCAATCATTTTGGGCAGAAGCAGATACTGATACTCGATTTGAGGTAGGAGATCAATCATTATGGACCGATTTGTATGGAAATCTTCCTGCAAATAGACGACGTCAATTTAATTTCAATCGAATAAGACGTGTCGTAAATATGATTTCTGGTCAACAGCGCAAAAACAGAAAATCAACGATTTGTGTGCCGGTAGAAAATGCCGATCAGGAAACAGCAGATCAATTTACAAAAGTATTGTTGTGGGTTAATAATCAAGAATCAGTTTTGGAAACCATTAGTGAATCATTTCATGGATCATTAGTAACAGGAATGAATTTGCTTCAAGTTTGGTTAGATTACAGAACTGATCCAGTCTCAGGGAATATTAAAGTTGATAATTGCTCTTATAATAGCTTTCTTATTGATCCTTATTTTAGGAAAGCTGATTTATCTGATTGTAATGCTTTGTGGAAAAGATCGTTTTTAACAAAGCGTGAATGCATTTCTTTGATGCCATCTCATACTGAAGAAATTCTAGGACTTTCAGGAAATGATACAGGAACTGGACGTGATGGTAAGTTTCAATTTATGCCAGAAACATACAACTACGGTTATAAGAATCTTTTAACGTACGATGAATTTTATTATCGAGATTATCGTACTCAAAAAATGCTGATTGATTCACAAACTGGTGAAGTTCAAGAATGGAAATCAGATGATAAAGAGGCTCTTGAACGATTTTTAGATCAATATCCAACCATTGCTGAAATCAATCAAGAAGTTCCGACAGTTAAATTGGCAATTGTTATTCAAGGCAAAGTATTTTATGATGGTCCGAACCCTTTGGGAATTGATACATATCCTTTTGTTCCTGTATTTGCTTATTATAATCCTCAGATGCCTTATTTCCCATATCGCATACAAGGTGTGGTTCGTGGCTTGCGTGATGCTCAGTATTTATATAACCGACGTCGTATTATCGAACTTGATATCTTGGAATCGCAAATTAATTCAGGGTGGATCTACAAAGAATCAGCGCTCGTAAATCCAAAAGATGTATTCTTATCAGGTCAAGGAAGAGGCCTTGCACTAAAAGATGATGCTTCAATGGCAGATGTTCAGCAAATTGTAGCTCCTCAAGTGCCTCCATCTATGATTCAATTGTCTGAACTTTTGGCAAAAGAGGTAATGGAAATATCAGGAGTCAATGAAGAACTCTTGGGATCAGCAAGTGATGATAAAGCAGGTATTCTTTCAATGCTTCGTCAAGGATCTGGTCTTACAACACTTCAGATATTGTTTGATAATCTGGATCGAGCTCAAAAGCTGTTGGGCAAAATTATGCTTCAAATAATTCAATCAAATTTTGTTCCAGGAAAGATTCAGCGCATTGTTCAAGAACAACCAACAGAGCAATTTTATTCTAAAGCTTTTGGAAGATACGATATTGCAATAGAAGATGGTTTAAACACTTCTACACAAAAACAGATGCAATTTGCGCAAATGTTGCAACTTAAAGAAGCAGGCGTTCCTATTACAACGCAAGATTTGTTGGAATCTTCTACACTGCAAGGTAAGAATAAAATTATTGAAAATGCAGTCAAACAAGAACAACAAGTTGCACAACAGCAACAAATGCAAATGCAAATGGCGATGCAGCAACAACAAGCTGCAATTGAATCTGCTCATAGTAAAGCTTTGGCTGATCAAGGTCTTTATGCTGAAAGAACTTCTCGTGTTGATGAGAATAGATCATTGGCAATTGAGCGACTCCACGAAGCAAATAAAGATGATGAGGTAGCATTACTCAATAAAGTTAAGGCTATAAAAGAACTTGAAACAATGGACTTGCAACATCTCGAAAAATTAGTAAGTTTAGCATCGATGCTTAAAAATTCAGAGACTGCTACATCTGAAGCTGGAGTAACTCGAGAAGCGCAAATACCAAAAACTCCTGAGTCTGTGGATTCAGAATCTACAGCTCAACCACTGCGTCAATAGATAGAGGATATTATTCGGGTCTTTGACCCATAACCTTGTAGTTTGAAGACTACAGTTTCTAAAGAAAGGCCGTAACATGGCAAAAAGAAAATATGCTGGTATGCCAAAGGGTAGTGCTGGCGCAGGTTCATATGAAGGTCTAGAATCAGCGAGAAACCAAGAACGTCGTGATTCTATGATGATTTCAGAAGATCATTCAGCTGTTGCAAATTTACCACAACAAGTTATGTATAAACCGTGGCCAAAAGCTGGTCATTATGCTGACTATGATTTAGATGATACTATTCGTGGTGTTGATGAACAGATGGATGATGATGGTCGAAAAATGAAAGCGCATAAAGGCGGCTTGAAATATTAGTGAGATGATTATGCCAGCAACGATACGTTCAAACAATAAAGCTAAAAAGATTGCATTTGGGATTCTGGGAACTCCTCCTAATCTTAATGATAAGCGGACTACATTACAGATAAGAATCAATAAAAGTCTTATAGCTCAAGATACGAATCGCATTCGATGATGGAAGAATATAATTGATATTTGGGCCTTGTTTTTGATTTATTTTGCAAGGCCCAAACATTAAAGGATCTATTATGAAATGTGTTAAATGTAAAAAGATTAGAGTTGCCAAAGGCGTTAAAGTCCCTAAAGGTTCTGAGCAAAAAATGAGATCTAAAAAGGGTTCATCTAATGCTGGAAAATATAAAAATGTATCACCTAAAAAATTTGCAGGAGCAAGTGGTGGTGCAAGCAAATACAGTTTTCCTATAAATACTAAAGCACGTGCACGAAATGCATTATCCCGAGCTCATTTTGCACCTAATCCTGAAGGCATTAAAGCTAAAGTATATAAAATGTATCCATCTTTAAAAAAGGGTAAAAAATGAAAAAATGTACTTGTGGTTCAATGAAAATGAGCAAATCAAAATGCAAAATTAAAAAAGTCATGCGTAAATGGAAAGAAGGCGAACTTCATTCTGGTTCTAAAAAAGGACCAATGGTTAAAAAACGCAAACAAGCTATAGCAATTGCCTTATCTGAAGCAAAACGTTCTAAAAAATAGAGTTTCATCTCTTTCTTTTTTCTGAGCCAACGTTTTTCACTCCTCCTTTTTTTACTTTCACCTTTTACTATTACCCCTATGCATCGTTGGCTCAGAAAATTTGTAATTGCAATTTGATAAAAATTATTGCAAAATGCGCTTGTAATCATTACATACAGTAGGAGGATGCATGAAAGATAAAGATTTCTTAAAGCCCACGATGGGCAAAATAGCAACTGAACTACAACAATCAGCATCACCTTCATTAATTAATCCGCAAGAAATTCAACGTGCTCAAGAAAAAGAATATTTGGATAATTTGGCTTGGTGTGTAAAACATGCTTTAAAAGAAATAGATTGTTCTTCTATTAAAGGTCATGACTTATGTAAAGATCGAGTTGCAGAAACTGGTGATTTTTATATTGCAGGACTTATTAAAAAAGAAAAATTGCTGGAAAATGTACTACGTAATTATTTTATTGCAACTAAAGCGTGCCCTACTCCGCATTATGATCAGACAGTATATAAATATAACCACAAAAAAGGAGCAGTAGAGTTTTTATGGGTTATACCGGATCAAGAAACATGTCTAATATTTAAAGAAAATAAAAACAAAATCGTACCATCTGAAAGAAATCTTTTGCAATATGTACTTGATTATTACAATGGGAAATTATTTCAACTTTGCAAGACTTTAAATGGTGAAACACAATACGCAGGATCTGCCCTGTTAGGAAAAGAAGAATGGCAATAGGCAAATCAATTAAAAATAAACATGCACTACGATCTCAAGGTGGCCCAGGTTCAACAATTGAAATGCCTCCTGAAGGATATGTGTTAGGAGGACCATCTTTAATGTCTGAACCACAAGCTCAAGAGCAACCAACATCTCCTTTTGGAGAAGTTCCGGAACAATTACCTGAAGAAGTGCTTCAAGAAATGCAACCAGAACAAACAGAAGAAATACCAGATCCAGTGCAAGAAGTTGCACCTTCCAAGCCGACCCCTCAAGATAGTTTTAAATCTATTCGTGAAGCAAAAGAAAAAGCTGAACGTGAACGAGATGCTTATCTTGCTCAAATGATGGAAATGCAAACAAAATTGAAACAAGCACCGGTATCTTCACCAGAACTTGTGCCTTCACAGCAAGAGGATACTGATTTAAATATTGATGATGATGCGCTTGTAGAGGGCAAACACCTTAAAAAATATGCAAAAGAGTATAATGAACTTAAAAAGCGTATGGATATTTTGCAGCAACAAACTTCGCAAGTTTCAGTTGAAAGCAAAATTAAAGCAGCATATCCGGATTTTGAAACGGTGGTATCGAAAGATAATGTCGAAATGCTTAATTTGCAATATCCGGAAATAGCAGCATCTTTAAAAGATACAAAAGATTTGTATGCTAAAGCATCGGCAGCATATACAGTTATTAAAAAGTTTGGAATTGGTCAATTAGCTGAGGAGTCTGTCATGAAACAAAATGATAAAGCAAAAGCAGTTATTAATGCACAAAAACCACGACCATTGACATCAATTAGTCCTCAACAAGGAGATAGTCCATTATCCAAAGCGAATGCTTTTGCAAATGGTTTAACTCCAGAACTTCAGGCTCAATTACTTAAAGAAATGAAACAGTCTATGAAACGGGCATAATTTCAGGTTTGTATAGAAGCTATTAATTTTTCATAGATAGCTGACCAGTATAAGGATTTCATAGTTTAATAATTGTGAAATCCTTATAAAATGAGTAAAAATATGAGTACACTTCAAAATCATCAAGAAATTTTCACCAAAAATATTGCATCTTTAATTAATTATACCTACGCGCAAGGATATACTCTTACGCTTGGAGAAGCCTATCGAACTGCCGAGCAAGCAGAAATATATGCAAAAGAGGGAAAAGGAATTGTTCATTCTCTTCATATTCAAAGACTTGCGGTAGATTTTAATTTATTTAAAGATGGTGTATATATGATGAGTAAAGAATCATATGAACCATTGGGAGCATATTGGAAAACGCTTCATCCAAATAATAGATGGGGTGGTGATTTTGTACATTTAGTAGATTCAAATCATTTTGAAATGCAAAATATATAGCTTAAAAAGCGTCATTTAGGTCCTCCTTTTTTTTATAAACACAAGAACTTTGTAACCCTACCGGTATGAAGTTCTTGTGTTTTTATTTTATCTATTTTATAGTCCACATGACGCATAAACACTATAAGATTTCGTCATTCTTATAAATTTGGGCGATAAGCCTTCGGACGCAAAAGCCTTGTTAAGAATTCGTCCATCTTAAGGATAGTTAACAATCGTTAATCCTCCTAAAAGGAAAAATATGTCTATTACAACGACTAGTGGTTTGCCTGCGCCAGTTCAGCAATCGTTTAGTTATAAATTGCTGTCTGTCCCAGTTCCAAACATGATTCATAAAATTCCAGCGGAGCTTAAAAGCATGCCGCGCAATGGTGGTAGAACGCTTCGTATGCGACGTTATAATCCACTTGCAGTTGCTGTTGTACCATTAGGAAATACTGGCGTCACTCCTCCTGCTCAAAATTTAACAGCAGTAGATATTGATGCGACGATAAGTTTTTACGGTTTTAATTAAGTGCCGTAGCAATTCAAGATAATGACTTATGTAATCTTGAATGAGCAGGTTAACAAATAGTCCAGTGATCTTTGAAATATTCTTGGTTTTGTAAGTAGATAGCCTGCTTTAAATCCGCTCTAATCGACTTGGAAGCCCTAACGTAAAGACGAGGGTGACAAGGGCGAAGACAAATTAGTATGTTTTATTTATATGTTTGAGTTGAAGATATAGTTCTTTTCGATGTTCAAGAAGTATGTCAGACATTTTATAATGACCTTTGTTCATAGTTTTAGCAAAATCTATAAAAACTTTAGTGTGTTCTTTTTTAACTATCATGTATTTCTGACAAGCTTTTAAAATTTCTGCAGCAAATATAGAACAGATATTCCACCTATAACATTGTCTTCTATTTTCAACTTTAGGTCTTTTTCGGATAGTTCCACCAAAGTTTTCTTGAACCCATTCTAATAAAGGTAAATTTGTATTGATGATTAATAATCGTAAAGAATAATAATCAACCTTTCTATTCCATCTTGTGCTTTGAGATTGTATTTCAATACAGATACTACCTTCTCCATCTATGATACCAGCCAAATAACTAAGTTTTGTTGGCGTCCAATTCTTATGAAGATGAGGAACTATTCCGTATAGATAACCAAATGCTTGATTGTGTTTTTTAATATTTTCATTCATGTATAACAGCATACCATAAATAAATAATTTGTCACGCTGAGAGACTAAAGCGAGTGGACACTAAAATAGTGAAGCGATAGTCCGAGCTCTATGGAGACATAGAGAGGGAGGAATAACAAGACTCCCCGCCAGTAATGGTCATAAAAGTAACAGATTGTACATTACAAAACCAAGATCCAGTTTTGAATGAATGTGCTGCTCGTTTGGGTGTGTCACTTCGTCAAACAGAAGATCAATTAACACGTGATATGCTTGCCGGTACTGCGGCATTTATTAACTGTGTTGGTGGTGTCAATGGAGATAATCCTACCGAAATAACACTTTCTGATGTGGATAATATTGTAGCTGCATTATTAGGTAATAATGCATATACCATCTTAGACAATATCGAAGGTGAAGATAAATTTGGAACAGCGCCAGTTCGTGATGCATATTTTGCATTATGTCACACAGCTTTAACTCCGGATTTTGATGATGTTGAGGGATTTATTCAAAAGAATCAATATCCAGCTCCTATGAATGCGTTGCGTTCAGAATGGGGTGCTATTGGTAACTTGAGATTCTTAATTTCATCTATTGGTTCATTGTCACAAAATGCATCTAATTTGGGCAATACCGTCTACAACATCTTTTGTGTCGGAATGGAAGCGTATGCTTGTATTGAACAAGATGGATACAGTGCTCAATTTATTTATCGACCTCCAATATACGATGGACCTTTAGCGCTCAATGCATCAGTTGGTTACAAATTTGCAGAAGTCCCTCGAATTCTTAATGATTTGTGGGTCCTAAATCTTCGCGCAACATTAAGTTAGGGAGAATAACATGACACTTACTACAACTCTTCAAGGTAGTTTTACATCTACTGGTGTAAATACTTTTATTCCATTAGAATCTGGTGTTGATTGGATGGTAGTTTATAATCTCAATCAAGCTAATGCAGCTCAAACTGTTGCAGTTGGCGTGAAATATTATTGGCAAAATGGTTTTGCTCAAAACTCTAAATGGGTTACATTCAAATCTAATGCTGTTAATGCTGCTAACCTTGAGCAATATATAACAACGAATGGTTTTCAATATCAAGATACTTCAATTCAGCAACCAGGAATGGCAAATGTTACTGTTGAATCAGTAACTGGTGCTGCTGTTCCGGTAGTTTTGACTAGTCTTGGTACTGGACTTGTAGCTGGAAATATAGTCCGTCTTTATAATATTGTTGGAGCTGAACAACTTGGAGGAATTGATTTTACTGTTGGTAATTCAACTCTTACAAATACATCGTTCAGCTTGGATTATATGTCTCAGATTGTTGCTGCTGCCGAAGCAGGCGACAATGCTGCATGGGCTTTAATTCCATATGATCCAATTTATTATCCTACGCATCGTTATATTACTGCAATAAGTCAAGCTGCTAATGCGGTTGTGACGCTTTCAGTAACGCATGGATATCAAGTTGGACAAACGCTGCGAATGGTTGTTCCGGCAGTATATGGAATGAGCCAAATGAATGGATTGCTGGGAATTATTTTAGCAGTAAATGCAGCTACAAATACTGTTACAGTAAATATTAACTCTATAGGATTTACTGCATTTGCATTCCCGGTAACAGCAGATGTTGCATTTACTCCTGCAATGACTGTTCCTGTTGGTGAAGATACTGCAACAGCACTTGCTAACAATGTTAATATATTGTCAGATGCAACTGTTAATACAGCGCAAACTGGAATGCTTCTTACTGGTGGTGTTAATAACCCAGGTGGTGCTAATGATGATGTTATTTTCTGGATGGCTGGAAAAACATTTAGCAATACTACTGCTTAATTAATTAATTACATTATAAGAGAATTGGAGCGCTCCAATTCTCTTATAATTCAACAAAAGGAAACTATGGAAAAAATACAAAACAATGACTTAGTAAATACCGGTCTTATCAGTACTATTCATAGACCAGATCGAAGCAAACGATTAAATGATCCAAAAGTTGCTGCAGAACTTGAAGCAAAACGAGTTGCAGATCGTGAATTGGTTCGTGGTATTTTCAGATATCATGAAACACCAAATGGTGAAGTTGGATTTGTATATCGTGCCTATAAAGGCGATCCAATGGAAACATATGTGTTAAAAGATGGTGAAACATATACTATTCCTGTCGGAGTGGCAAAGCATTTAAATGCTGTAGGACGGTGCGATTATCCAACATATAATTATCAAAATAATGAAGCTGGATTGCCGGTGGTATCACTTTTTCAAAGAGTACGTAGAATGAGTTTTCAAAATTTAGATTTTACTGCTCCAAATACTCTTAAAAAAAGTACTAAAGTAGATCCTTATAAATCTGCATTGCCTCAATAATTGGATTATTTGTCAATGGAGTGATTATGTCAATATTAGCTCAGCAATATCCGGTATATCAACCAGCCATGAGAATTGTTGCAAATATAGTTAATTTGTATGTATCAAATGAATGGCAAGCAATTGATCAATCATGGCAATCTGAAACCAATACCTGGAATTCATTTGTTTCAGAAATTGGATCAGAATTTGTCACTATTGTTACTACCACTTTTGCTCATCAATATAAAAATGGAGCAATTGTGCGTATTAACATCCCTCCAGGATACGGAATGCAAGAGATTAATCAGATGTATGCTCCCATAATCGTATTATCAACAACAACCTTTAGTATGCCTATTGATAGTTCTAGGTTTTCTTTATTTTCTGTTCCTATATCGTTTCCTAATAATCAACAAAATGCGACTGTTACTCCTGTAGGAGAAATTTCGCCTTTATTGAATAGTAGTGTTATGAATGTATTACCCTATAGTGCAACTTAATTATGCTTTGCTTTTAAATATGAATGTGGCAATGCTAAAGATATAAAAATTAGAGTAGTAATGAGGTATATATGCCAACTCCCACACCTGACAGCAATTATTCAACATTAGCTCAAATACAGCAAAAAGTGAGACGATTAACGCGTAGCCCATCTTTAAATCAACTTTCTGACGCTGATTTGAATAATTATATAAATACATTTGTATTATATGATTTTCCAGAAAGTTTAAGATTATTCAATTTGAAAACTACCATTACTTTTTTTACACAACCGTATGTTGATACGTATTCTACAACTACTACCAATCCATTAGATCCTTTGTATAATTTCAGCAATAGATATATTACAGTTCATCCACCAGTCTATATAGCGGGTTATCAAGCATTATTTACTGAATCACAATCTCAATTTTATGGGATATATCCTAAATTGAATTCAATTGCTTCTATTGGTACTACAGGCAATGGCGGTGCAACACAATTTGCAGGTGTAGTAAATTCACAACAAGCCAATACATCGTATATTGACGGACAAGTTATAAGTCTTTTACAAAATGAAGTTTTATTCAGTTCTATTGATGTAAATAATAATGGTTTAGCAATGATTGATTATCCAATTTCAAATGTCATTGGAAATCTGTATGCACCTGGAACAGTTCCTACATCTACTGATACTCAAGATCCAAATAACTATATAAATTATGTTACTGGCCAATTTGTAGTAACTTTTGCAACTCCTCCTGGTTCTGGGCAACCCATCAATAGCCAAACAGTTCCTCAAAATCCACAATTGCCTCAATCAATGTTATTTTTTGATGGTGAGTTTATATTGCGTCCTATACCTGATCAACCATATCGAGTTCAATTTGATGTATTTGTAAGACCTGCAGAACTTTTAACAACTACACAAGCTCCTGAGTTGTCGGAATGGTGGCAATATATTGCTTATGGAGCTTCTAAAAAGATATTTGAAGATAGAATGGATTTGGAAAGTGTTGCTCAAATTCTTCCGGAATTTAAAAAACAACAATCATTAATTAATAGCAGAACTATTGTACAACAAACAAGTCAAAGAACCCCTACAATATATGACCAAGATCTGGGAGCTGCGGGTGCTTATGGACCTGGATTCTGGGCTGGTGGCGGATCATTTTAAAACCTTAGGAGATTTATATGGCTTATAATCCCAATATTCCACAACCAACTGATCAATTAAACAATTCTCAGCCTCAATTATTAGCAAATTTTCAAGCATTAACTTCTTTTGGAAATGGATATGCAGATTTTCCAGTTCAAGGAACTGCGCCCACACTTTCATCAGGAGATACTGGCCTTTATACCTTAAATAATGCAACTACTTCAGCAAATGAAATGTACATTGTAAAGCCTTCGGTAGATGCTCCGACTAATGTTCCCTTTACAGCATCTTCTATGAGTAATAGAACTATGGCAGATTCTTTTTCTGGATGGAGTTATTTGCCCAGTGGACTTTTAATGAAATGGGGATTTATTTCAGTGCTCAGTGATGGAACAGTAGAAATAAATGTTGGTGGAATATCTGGTGGCCCAAATTTTAATTTTGTTTTCCAAATATATATAACTCCAACAGCATTTTTCAGCGGTGGTGCTAATTTTACAGCAATACAAAATTTTGGATTTGAACCTACAGCTGCCGGAAACTTTAGTGTGTTTTCATTAAATTCTTCATCTGTTAATCAAACGGGTATTAATTATCTTGTTCTAGGAGTCTAAAATGGCTCGTATTGATAGATTTATGATTGCTCCTATCAATGATGGTCTTCAAACAGATTTGAAACCTTGGTTAATTCCTGATGATGCTTTTCAACAATTAACAAATCTTTATATTTTTCGAGGAAGAATCAGAAAAAGATTGGGTACTGTCCTGATGAATCCTTTTGTATCAGGAATTTCTGCTCAATTATTTTCAAGAGTTCGTCTTCTAGTGGGTTCCACAAATGGATCTGGAGATGCATCAGGAACTGTTCCTGGAACTATCTTTAATATAGGACAATTGTTTTCTATTGGTACACAAATATTTACAGTAAATGTTCTTGGAACTCCTGCTGCTATGCTTAATACGGGGAGTGGAACTGGAACTTACGATACCAGTAATGGAAATTTTGTTTTTACTGGTGTAACAGCTGGTCAAAATATATATTTCTATCCTGCACAGCCCATTATGGGATTAATGAATTATAATGATCAATCGATAAACAATAACCCCACGTTTGCTTTTGATACGCAATTTGCGTATCAATTTAATGGAACATCATGGGAACAATTAGCTGCAGCAGCAAGTCCAGGAGATGAAATATGGACTGGAAATAATGTAAATTTCTTTTGGGGATATAATTGGACTGGCTCGAGTACCAGTCAAACATTTCTATTTGTAACAAATTATAATTTTGGAACGACTCTTGATGACTCTGATACAATGCGTTATTGGGATGGTTCACAATGGAATAATTTTAATCCGGTATTAAGTTCATCAGATGCTACCTATACATTACTAACTGCACGATTAATTGTGGCATTCCAAGGATATTTAGTTTTTCTCAATGTTGTTGAAAATCAAGGATCAGCGCCTGGAGCTAATACGGTATATGTTAATAGAGCTCGATGGTCTGCTGCAAATAGTGTATTGCAAGATAACTCTTTTTATACTGACACTACAACTGTTGGTGCTGGATTTAAAGATGCTCCTACCAAAGAATCCATAGTATCAGCTCAATTTGTTAAAGATCGACTTATAGTATTTTTTGAATCAAGCACTTGGGAATTAGTTTATACAGGAAATTATGTTTCACCTTTTATTTGGCAACAATTAAATACGGAGCTTGGATGTCAATCAACATTTTCTGAAGTGCCTTTTGATAAAGTTGTTTTAGGCATTGGAAATGTTGGTATTCATGCCTGCAATGGATCAAATGTAGAGCGTATTGATAATAAAATTCCAGATGCTGTTTTTGATATTACCAATGGAAATCAAGGTGTCTTTAGAGTTTGTGGCATAAGAGATTATTATACTGAACTTGTCTATTGGACATTTCCTTCAGAAGATTTCAATCAAATATTTCCTAATAGAGTTTTAATTTATAATTATAAAACAGGATCGTGGTCATTTTTTATCGATAGCTTTACTGCATTTGGTTATTATGAGCAACAGCAAGCATCAATATGGCAATCATCGACACAAACATGCTCAGATTCTGATTTTTCATGGAATCAAGCAACATTGTTGCCACAATTTAAACAAGTAGCAGCAGGAAATCAAGAAGGGTTTGTTTTCTTATTAAGCACCAATGCGTCATATAATGATGCATCATTGCAAATTACCAACATGGTCAATTCTGGACCTACTGACGGTGGTACTTTAATAACCATTACCTGTATAAATCATAATCTCGTATTTGCGTATAATAATGGTGCCAGTGGAGATTATGTTTTAATTGATTATGCACAAGGCATTGTTGGAATAAATGAAACAATATATGCAGTAAATACGATTATTGATAATAACAATTTTACGATTGTCGTGCCTGAAGGAACTACGGTTTCAGGTGAATATAGCGGAGGTGGCACTATTGCTCGTGTTTCTAATATAAATCTTGTGACCAAGCAGTATAATTTTTATGTTAAAGATGGTCGCAATGCATTAATTAATAAAGTTGATTTTTTAGTTGACAGAACCGTGGGTGGTCAAGTTACTGTAGATTATTCAGTCTCTTCTTCTAATGATTCTATTTTAACATCAAATAATCTTACCAATACTATTATTGGAACAAGTATTTTAGAAACTTCACCTTATAGTTCAATTCCTTTAGAAAGCTTTCAAGAAAGATTGTGGCATCCAATTTATATGTGGGCGGAAGGAGAATGCATTCAATTAAATATATATATGAATGATACGCAAATGAGAAATCTAGATTTAGTGTCATTTTCAGATTTTGTATTACATGCAATGACATTTTATACTCAACCGACCAGTTCTCGTCTTCAATAAAAGGAGTATGTATGAAATTTTTATTATGTTTATTGTGTAGTTTTTTGGTTAATGCATCAGAGATTTCAGAAAGAAACCGAACTGGAGCACGATCTCCGTTGCCGCAAATTGTAATTCCAAGTTCTTTTGATAGTACCACTACGGCAGTATCAGATGATGATATTGTTTGTAATGCTGCATTAAACTTTATTAATCAACACAAACTTCCATCAGTGCCTGATATGGAAAAATATGTTAAACAAGTAATTCAAGAAGATAGAACTTCACCTATATTTAATGAAGTGCCCTTACGCCAAATTGCAGATGATATTAAAAATATTGCATCACAAACTTTAAGAAGTGCATCACCAAATTATTATCTGCAAGAATTGATTATAAAAGCACATCAAAAAGCTTTAGAAGATCAACAAGTTTTATTATTTTATGCTAAAAAAGAAATTGATGCTCGAGTAAGTAAATTAAAAACAGCTTTTATTTCTACATTATGTACTGCTGTTTTTGGAAGTTTATCGACAGTATTGGTAAAATATAATACAAGTTGCTAAATTGAATAAGACTAAAAAATAGCCAAGAAGTTAGCAAAAACTTCTTGGCATGTATTTAAATTTACTCTGGAGAGAATAAATAAACCATTGAGGGGTTCATCCTTAAATTATCAAAATTTTATATATTCTACAATTACAATTCCATTATATGCCGAGTAATCAATTGCTGTGATTATAACAATATCTGTGTTGGTTACAGTTATTGAAATATTTTCATTTAATGTCGAGCTTGCAAAAGGCAATGGAATAAAGCTTGTTTGATCTGGATTTGAAGCAGCGCCATAAATTTTTATAAATTCAAAAGTGCTCGGGATTGATGTGTTTATATTAATGTTGTGTGCAACGCTTATCGTTGTAGCATTGGGTAAAGCCCCAAAATTAATAGTGGTTCGATATACTGATCGATATGTTTGTGAATTATCTGAATTGGGATTGGGAAATAAAAGTTGGCTCGTTAAGAATTCTGAATTTGGATAATACCCTGTATCTTTTAAATTTAAGGCAATCGTTATTTGATTAATATTTTGATAAAGTCGCACTAAAAGTTCTTTAAATTCCGGACTATTGACATTTGCTGATTGAATATTTTGTACATCCCAAACACTGGTGAGTGGTACAAACATGC